GTTGAATTCAAATAGTTGAGCATTAGCAACTCCTTGGAGTGCTGATTCAACAGTGATGAATAGACGACGAACGTTAATTCTATCAAATGCAGATGCGTAACTTAATCCTGTCTTATCACCAAAGAGAACTGATCCTACACCTGGAAGGTTAGTTACTGGATTAATTCTATTTTCATAGAGTTGATCTCTTTGTGCCTTAGTAGGATTATATGCAAGTTTAACAGAGTTGTTAATGTTTCCTCTCTGTTGTCCAGCAGGTGAGAACCAAGGGAACTGCTCAATATCAGTTCTAACCATTAGGCCTGCAACGTCTGGGTTTGTTGGCATCCAACGGAACTTGTTGTTGTATCTATCCCATGTCCACTTGTATCCACTATCAAATACTGCATAAGATGAAGATGTAATAGGAGCATAGAATGACAGAACGTTATTTGTCTGATCTCTACTGCTCGTCACATTCACCACATCTGATTTATGTGGAGAGATAACAGCAATACAGTCCTTTCTACCTTCTGCGATAGAAATTAATTTATTTGCTTTTGCTTGAGTCTCATCTTTAGCACCACAACTTGGTCCCATGATTAAGAAATCTACATCTACCTCATCCTCATTCTCGAATAATTCATATCCTGCAGAAAGATCTCCAAGGTTTGCTTTATATTGAGCACCACCAGGAGCATTGTAGTTTTGTCCACCACCTAATTCATAACCTACATTACCTAATCCACTAAAGATAACTCCTGCTGCGTCTTGTCCCCAGACACCACCACCAGTAGTAATTGGAGTAAATCCATCAGATTTAACTGCACTTGTTGTAGTGAATCCAGTTGCTCTTGGTGTAGTATTCCAGAAATTATCTGTTGCTTGAGATGGGTTCCATCCTGCGTAGATGTATTCTGAGAAGTTAGCAAGGAAGTTCTTATAGTAGATATTGGTAGGAGAATCAATTTCAGATATTGTATCTGATGCTTTAGAAATGGAGAGATTTTTCTCTAGAATAGTTCCTTGAATACCTGATACACTTCCTGTATCATCTACAAGTACAAGGTGGAATGCATCATTCTGACCATTTCTTGCTTCTACATAACCATTTGTTTGTGGTTTAGATGCAATTGTATTCCAATAAACAGTACCACTTGTTAGATCAAGAGTTTGATTGTCATACCAGTCAGTAACTGTACCAGCTGTGTTAACACTTGCTACTTTATAATCACCACCTTTGTTGGTTCCTGCAGTACTTACACAGTAAACAATTGAACCAGGTGTGATTGATGCTTGTTCATCAAATTGTGCATAATTAATATATGTTTCGGTTCCTATTATATTACCTGTCTGCTCAACTTTGGAAACTATCTTAACATCAATTGTACTAGCTGCATTAGTAGAGTCTGTAGATAAACCTGTGATAATACCCTTAATGTATCCATTAGTAGTTGCAGTTGTACCTAAACCAACTGTTGTACCACTATAGGCAACCGTAACACCACATCCTATCTCAAATCCAGCGGTTTTAAGGTTTGTTGTAGTAAGACCAACCGTTTGATCAGCAACATCATCAATAAAGCATAACTTCAACCCATCTGCCCATGTGCCAGGAGTTCTAGCAGCATAAGTCCATCCACTAGTTACATCTGTAAAATTTTGATCAAAGTCATCAAAGTTCTTAATTTTTAGAGTAGTAGTAGAAGCAATACCAACTGTATTACTTGTACCAACGGGAGCACCAGCATTAGCGTTCTTCAGGTTTGCACCGTCAACTCTAACTACTTTAAGTTGTCCACCGTATGATAAGAATGACGCTCCACTCATCCAATACTCATACTGACTATCAGTAGATAATGGTTTACCAAACGATTCTGTCAAATCTACTTCATTTTGAATGTCAATTACTTCATTAACTGGTCCTATTTTAAAAGGGCCTGCAAGAGCACCAGTATTGGCTACTACATTATCAACTCTTCCTACTGTTAGGTCAACCTCTCTAGTAATTACACCAGGAGATATTTGCTGAGTCGCCATGCTTTTTTTCTCCGAATTTCTCAGTTTATCTTGAAATTATTTATTGAAAACCGTATTTTGACTGGGGAAACATGCCGTGAACAATCACCAATCAGGGTATGTCCATTCAGGAAAAGGAAGGTCTTTTTTTCTACTCTCAACAATCCTTTTTACCGTGCATATTTTGCATTCATATGAATATGAGGAAGCAACTGGTCCTCTATCCTTACGAGTCCTATAAAAATTTTCTACTAGATTTTTTTCTTCACCGCAAATTCTACATCTTCTCTCTGATAATAGAAGATGTCCTAATTTTATTTGCTTATCTAATTCCATTACAATACTTGAATTACCCCATAGCAATCAGGTATCTCATGAGTCAATTTACTTTCAATACCTTGTTTTAGTGTAATAGCACTCATTGCACAAGTAGAACATGCACCCCCTAATCTTACTTTAACAAAATTAGTTTCATGTTCTATTTCTACAAATTCCAACCATCCTCCATCTGCCTCAATATAAGGTATAAGTTCCTCAAGAACTTTCATTACATTTTCTTCTGTTAATTCCATTAGGACAAATACTCCCACATATAGGATGACTCTCCATACTCAGAAGCATTATTATACCATCTATCACCATCTTCAATAAAACTATCATCATCCATTCCATCATCCATGAATCCAAAAGGAGCCATGTCTTGTTCTATTTGATTCTTCTGTTCCTCATATAATCTTTTTCTTACATCCTGATCAGTAAGTTCTTTGAAGTAATCGCATTGAACTAACCATGCATATATTACCAAACACATTGCAAGGTCATCATTACATCCCTCTTCTGCTTCAAATGAATTACTCTTATGAATAAACGTAGTAAGTTCACTCATAATCTCATAATCAGTAAAGAGAAGTTTATTTTCTTCTATTAAAGTTTTTAAGTTAAGAGCACCAACCTTCTTAACTGTCTTGGACATCTTTACTCCAAGTTGAGTCTTCTTACCTGAGAATCCTTGGCCTACAACTTGACCTGCTCTACCTCTCATAGAACATTGAAGTAAATTGGGATATTCCATATCATAATTTAATATGGATGCTACCTGATCTCCTATATCATTTACTTCGCATAAAATAAATGCATCATTATAACTCTTTCCTACTTCCTCAATAATACTTGGGAAAAGCATTGGTTTAATTTCATTATTCCTATACTTAGCAACTACTGCATGAGGAAACTCTGTAATATCAACAACTATAAATGCAGAGAAATCTTTTCCTACTCCTCTTGCAACGTCCACTGTAATTGCATAATCATGACCTTTTTGAGGATCTACGTATACATCTAGTCCTGCACTTGTCTTTTCTGGTTGTTGATATACTAATGCTCTTAATTTACTAGGTGCAATAAGAGTATCGACAGATCCTAAGAACTCACACTCAAACTCAATCTTAAATTGTTGTTCTGATGTGTTGGCAATAGTCTGTTCTTTCCATACCTCATCTCTACCAGGAACTTCTGACCAATGCACATCAGTTGGTATATATTCATTCTTTCCTCTTTCTGCATCATGCCAATACCTATAAAAATGGTTCATCCCGTGAGGGGTTGAAACCATTATAACTTTCGTACTCTTACCAGAAGTAATAGTAGGGTAAACAGAAGCAAAGAAGGAATCAGCGATATGGTTGGGAACAAAAGCGAATTCATCAAGAAAAAGGATATTAAAAGACATACCCCTAACAGCACTAGCCGAGGTGGATGCAGCCAAGATTTTTGAGCCATTTTCTAACTCCAATGAACCTTTATTCCAGGATATTATACCCTGCTGCATCCATTTAGGCAAGTTCTCATAAGCAGTTTGTAATCTACCTAAAAGGTCTCTTGCAGTTGCTGCTTTGTTAGCAAGAATACCAATATTTACATTATCATTAAACACAGCATAATGTAATAAGTATGATACCGATGTCGTAGACTTACCTGTCTGACGAGGCATCTTACATATATTGAATCTATTATTATGGAAGTTATTAATCAACCTTTCTTGAAAATCATAAGGTTCAAAAGGAACAAGACCTTCATCCAAACTGACAATCTTTACGTGACGTTTAGCAAAATATACTGGATCTTGCTTACATGCCATAAATTCAAGAATTTGTTCTTGAGTAAACTCTTGTGCAACATTCGCCTTTTTTAAGAGGGGATTGCCTAAATAAATGTCTTCCATAATAACCTCCTACATCATTTCATATTTTCCAAATTTTTTATCGTGTTCAATAGTTTTTCTTTGTAGTTCTAATATTTTTTCTAAATTCTCTACTTTTTTTTCTAGTTCTTTAGTTTTACGATCCTCCGATTTGGAGGAGAGGTTCTCCTTGGCCATTTTTAGAAACTTGGTAAGACCAGAGCTTAGCACCAGGATACACTTTTCTCACTTGATCCAGTACTTCTCTGCGTGAAGGTTTTTTGACAGAAGGGAAAAACATTTTTATCATGTAACCTTTTCCTCTCCAGCCAACATAAACATCGATTATATTTCCTATTTTTGATGGAATACGAGTAGACTCACTTACTCCTCCATTTCCACCACCATTAGAGCCATTTCCATTAGAATGCCCATTACCATTGGTTCCATTGCCGTTACCATTCTTTTTTCCATTGTCATCATCTTGCTCAAGATACCCTCTAGCACCAACATGGTAACCACTAGGAATCTTTTTGCACTTTTTCATATCATGACAATAATATTCACCTGGAGGACACTTTTTCATAAAATATAAAACTCTACCCTTATATTTATGAGATTAAACGTCTATAGCAGTAAACATTGTTTTAAATGTAGTTGAATTGGTGGATGCAGGATATCCTAACAATCGTAGAGATCCACTATTAATATCAGAACTAAAGGTTGCTATTCCTGTAGGAATATTAATAGTTCCATATTCAGTCATATATGTATTAGTACCATCATGAATAACATTAATAGTAGTCATATTATAATTAGTTCCTTCTACAATTTGTACTTGATAATTTACCGATCTGTATAAAGAACTTGATAACTCAACAATAGCTAAAGCAGATGTGGAAGTAGTTGTTATAGATGATCCCTTAACTTCTCCATGAGTGGTATCAAAAGCAGTAGCAGTTACAACTCCTGTATAATTTGCATCTCCACTAGCATCTGCAACTTTACTACCACCAACCTCAATACTATTTGTAGTAGCATTTATAGTAATTCCCGTTCCTACATTAACTACATTAGTATCACCATTAATTGTAACAGATCCAGAACCGACAGTGAGAACACCAACAATTCGACCATTTCCCCTAATATCCAAATCACTCATACCAGTGATAATACCAGTAGATTGAATATCAGTTACAGTATGATGTTCAAATGTATGTGCAGTTAATATTCCACTAAAGTAACCATTAGTAGCACTAAGGAAACCAGTTGATTTTACATCTCCCTGAACAAATAA